CTAAACTGACGAGATGCTACGTCTTGATTGCTTGGAGGTGGTGGAGCTAACTTTGCCATTATTCTTCGTCAGATTTGTCGTAACACCAATTTTCTGCATAGCCATATTCTTGTAGTGCTGGAATCTGTTCTTCCATTCCACGACCAATATCATCCCGTACATTTATACAGTCAGGAATCTCAATTTTCTTAACATTTTTGTAGGCACGTTCACAGGCTTGTTTAACGGTCTTTCCTGCCCCGTTTGCAACTAGGACATAATCACCTGCCGTAACTAGGCAAGGACGCTCTACAACCCCGTTCTCGTCGTTCTGAGGGGCATTGCCAACCATGACTTCACACAGGGCATAATCTGTCGTTAATTCGTCAGGAAGACCATAGATAGGAAATCCTGTATGGTCACGCCCCGTAGTCTTAGACCTAGGGTAATCCCCAATAGGGATAACAATGCCAGTAGCAGTGTCGTAACTAACTTTGAGAGTATCTTTGCCATCTAATAGGTCACACATCCAATCAACAACAGAACCCTTATGGAGGGCTTGCTGAATGTTAAATAAAGGCCATCCTTTACGCATAGTCCACTCTAATGGGCGTGGCTCACCTTTTTCATCAATAATGAATGCCAAATCAACATAGCCAGTATGTCCGATATAGCATAGGTAGTCTTCAAAGCGTTTTAGAGTTTCGTTGAACAGGTTAGATTCAGTCATATACTTAATGACAGTTCCTTGTTCACCTGTATTACAGCCATAGTTTCCTGACATGAGCTTCTTATGTTCAAAGCCCTCTAGAATGTTCTTGCCAAATCCATTAGGGCCTATCCAAGCACCTACTCCGAACTCTATTCCTGGAACAAACTCTTGAAGGATGAAGTCACGTCTTTTACCTGTTTCTTTCCAGCGTTGTAACATGAAGACCATGTCTGCAGGTGATTTAGATACATAAGATAGAGCCTTGTCTGCATCACCACTGGGTTTAGAGACGTATCGTTTGGGATTAGCTTTAACAAAGTCAATAGCACTGTTGTAGTCCTTAAATTCAAATGAGGGGATGACGGATAATCCTGCCTTCTTCATAATGTCTTGACCATAATCACGGTCTAGTTCCATCTTGGCACCAAGCATATTAGTACCGATAATTGGGTAACCCTCTTCATGGAACTTTTCTAGTTCCCGCATTTGAAAAGCGTTATCCGATAATACGATTAAGTCTGCTTGTTTGGCATGAATCTGCCAGTTCTGTACTTGGTCAATAAGCCCTTTACCAATCTTGGAACGCTCCTGACCGTGTGGACGCACCCATTGTTTAACTTCGTGTCCTTCTGCAAGGCAACGAATACCAAAGTCAACAAGAGCACCAGCAGGGTCGAGCAACAAGATTCTCATGTTATTTCATTTTCTTTTTAGTTTTGCCAGATTGTGGTTTACCTGCTCTAGCTTTAGAAAGGGCAATAGCGACTGCTTGCTTCTGTGGACGACCAGCCTTCACCTCTTTGGAGATGTTAGATGAAATAGTTTTTTGTGATGAACCTGATTTGAGTGGCATATTATTGTCCTTTATATGATTCAACAGTTACTTTACCGCCAGTATACAATGCAAAAGTTCGTAATAATTGTGTTTTCAATCTACGCTCTAATGGCTCTGAATTTCCACCTTCTTTTTGAAGTTTGTCAATTTGCTTAACAATTTTTCTGTATTTATCTAACTCTTTTGGAGTTGCTAAACCAGATGCTTCAAGAAGTTTATCCATTCTTTTAAACTCTGTTTTAATTTCACCAACATCAGTGTTGGCTAATCTTTGTTGAATAGCTTTATCTAAAACAGGTTTAAGGTATGGGTCTTTAGAAATTTGAAGTGCCATTTTCTTGGCTTCTCCAGTTTTTCCGTACTGAGAAATAATATAAGGAATCTTGTCTTTAGCTTCAGCAGTCTTCTCTGCTCTAAATGCTTCACGATATGCTTTTTCAGGAGTGCCTAAATTATTCTTTTCTGCCCATTGAGAAAATGCTTCACGCAAATCTGTTCTGATATTTTTAGCCGTTGCAGCATCAACTGCAGCTTCTCCAGTAGCACCAATTTTTGGTTGCCATTTTCTGATAAGGTCATCTACAGTTTGAGCATATTGTCTTCTTGAAGCAATACTACCCATATCAGTTTCAAGAGCTTGTTTTAAACCTCTTAAATCTGTATTGCTTATTCCGCCAGCGTCACGTCCTTTAGCAAGAATTGGCTGTAAATCAGATAAGAACTTTTTATATTCTGGACTAGAAGAAAATCTATCTTCAGGTCTCATTTTTACAGTTGTTTTATTAACATTAGAATAAAATTCATCACGCAATGCAGTGGATACAGGAACTTCTTTTCCAGTGATTGGGTCTTTAGGTAATTCTTTTGTTATGGTTTCACCAGTAGGCTTTAATGTTGAAGGCTTAATACCAACACCTGGTACGCTCATATCTGTTCCTGGAACCATTAATTCACGACCAGTTTCAGGAGCCAACACTTCAGTAGGCTTGCCATACCCAAATTTTTGTTTTAATTCTTCTTGAGTTTGTGATTGGAATTTTTTACCAACCTCTCCTTCAACCATTTCTGTTGGTTGACCAAATGCTTGTTTTTGCCTAAACATAGCTTGAGCAGTACGTTGCTCTGGAGTTTGACCTAATGTTCCACCTAATTGTGCAAGTGCAGTAGCACCACGGCCTTGTAATGCGGCAAATGTAGATTTACCAAGTGCTAATACAGATTGGGATAATTTCTGACCAACAATATCACCAGTCAACCCAGAAAGAGCTTGTAATGGTAATGTTACTGCAGGTGGTTGACCAGTTTCTTCTCCATATGCTCCAGTAAGGTATTGCAATGCACTACCAGCGGCACCGCCCATTGCACGAGGAATGGCTGGTACAGCTTCCATACTATAGCCAAGTGCTTTAATATAAGCATTAGGGGCTTTTTGTAATACCTTTGGAAGTCCGTATCCAATCGCAGCACCTACTCCAGTAGATACTCCTAATTCACTGGCACGTTGCCCCATAGGTTTTTGTATTGGAGCAACTGGCTCATACATTTTCCCACCGCTTGCCTCATCCAATTTTTTTGTAAGGTCTGTGGTTAATGTTTGTGGTCTTGTTAATAGAGATTTAATATCAACAATACCACCTTGTTTCAATACTTTTTCAGATACATCACCAATGGCTTTACCAGCCTTTTGCAACATTGATGGCTCTGGAGCATCTTCCCAATTATCACCAGCAGGAGAGACTGTTACCGAAGCAGATGGAGCATCTTCCCATTGAGCCATTATTATTGTCCTTTTGGTCGTCTAGCAAATTTACCAGTTGCAGGATTAATGCCATATTCATATTTTTCTGGCTCATAAGAACCAAATGCTGTTGTTGCTTGACCTTTAATATCTGGAGCTTTAGATTCAGCAGGTTTTACTTCTTCTGATTTCTTAATGTCCATTCCTTTGATTTCTTCAGGTTTAATACCATACCTAGATTGAAGTTTATCAAGGTCTCCTCTAGCCAATTCTCTATAAACAAATGGAGCAGATTCTGGAGTAAGTCCAGAAGATTTTAATACTTCAGCTTGACGATTCAATTCTGAAATTAATAATCTACCTCCTCCAGATGCTGCTAATGCTCTTTCATTAACAACGTCCAAAACTTTTTTGGCAATTGCTCTTGACCAGTTTATTTCATCTTGAGAAGCATTTTTTGCTTTCATAGACTTTTCAACATCGTTAAGAATCTTGGATTCATTAACAGCACCTTCTTCATCTTTTTCGTAACGAGAAGGTAAATATCTTTCAAATGAATTGATGATTTGCGCTGGAACACCAGTTGATTGTGGGTGCTTTTCAACCAAATCAGCAAGTTCACTTGTTGCTCTAATAGATTGAACAGTTGATGAAACTTTTGGAATCTCTTTACCAGACAACCTTTTAATCCTATCGTCTGGTAAAAATGCTCTTAAACCTTCAACCTGACCTTTAACGTCTGCATATTCTTTACCAACAATAGCACCTAAAATACCAGTCATTTCTTTTTCACGGGCATATTCTCTATTGCGTTGAAATTTTTGGTCTTCTTGTTTACGCAATTCTTCATTTTGTCTATCAATACGAGTTTGGATAGTTTCTGCAGTTTTTTGAGAAGCACGAGGCAATATTTCATCTTTTAAATCAGGAGACCATTTTTCAGGCAACCAAGAAGGTCTATTTTTAAGGCCAGCCCTTTCCATAGCCGCTTTAACTTTTGCATCATATTCTGCTTGGCTTTTAGCTAACGTAGCATTGTATACAAGAGCATCCGTTCCTTCTTGTTTAAAGGTGGCGGCTTTATTTTTAGCTTCCGTCATTGCGGCATCAGCACGACGAGCTTCTTCCATTGCTTTGCTTTGAGCGTTTACATCGCCAGTCAAT